TTGGGGTAATGATGGCGGACCTGCTGGTGGTGCTTCTCGTGGCGGGGGTGGTGGTGGTGCTGGAGCAGTGGGATCTACTGGAACTGGTCCTGGCGTAAATGGTGGTGGTCCTGGTGGTGCTGGTTTAGCGTATAGTATTACTGGTTCACCAGTAACTCGTGCTGGTGGCGGAGGTGGTGCTTTCGCTCCTGGTGGTGGACCTGGACCAGGTGGCGGTGGAGCAGCTGCTAATCCTGGTGGAACTCCAAATAGTGCAAATGGTACTGCCGGATCTCCAAATACTGGTGGTGGTGGTGGAGCAGGAAATGCTGGTGTTTCTGGGGCAGGTGGCTCAGGTATCGTCATCATTGCTTACCCAACTGCATAAGTTGTGCTATAATACATAATAAAAAACACAACTGATATGAATTTTGCAGTGTATTCGAAGGATAACTGTCCTTATTGCCATAAGGTAAAGTCTGTATTAGAGTTGACAGGAAGTAACTTTGTCGTGTATACTCTTGGAGAGGACTTTACCAAAGAGGAGTTTTATTCTGAGTTTGGAAAGGGTTCCACATTTCCTCAAGTAGTATGTGATGACAAAAAATTGGGAGGATCCGTTGACACCATCAAATTCCTCAGGGAGCAACAAATCATCAAGTCCTGACATAAATAAATCAGAAGTCCACAGAAACCGTGGCGTTGAGTTTTTACTTAATGGAGGTAAAAGAAAGCAAACACAACCATTCCATATCATCTTCGAAAAGATGGTTTGCTTTCTGAATCGGGAAGTCACCGTCTATTTCGAGTTTTCCTTAAAGTCAAGGAAAAGAATAGTAGTTTCCCGAGGTAAAAGAAATGCTCGCAGTTAGTTTAGTATTCGGTTCCTTTCTAACCGTATTGTTTCTTGTAGTGGGGCTCATTGGTGGCTGGGTTGCACGAGAATATATGATGAACTATCGGGAGATTCCAAGACCTCACCCCGAGATGTTTGATAATCAGGGTAACCTGATTCCAGATGAGGTGATTGCATTTAACTTTGATAACTATCATGACTACGAAATCAACGACGACGAAGACATCGACGAGTAAACCAAAAACAAAAACTGTCAGAGAATCTTCTCAGGCAATTCCCAATCTTCCTAAAAACCCATTTGTTTTTGAAGTTTTGGATGCTGTATCAAAACAAAGAACCAAGGCAAAGAAAATTGAGGTTCTCAAAAAATATGAAGATATCTCTATCAAAATGGTTCTGATTTGGAATTTTGATGAAAGCGTCGTGAGTATGCTTCCACCTGGCGAAGTTCCTTATTCTGGATTTGAGAGTCAAGCATCGTCGAATGGAACATTGACTACAAAAATCACAGAAGAAGTTCGTCGGATGCACGATACTGGTTCCTTCTCATTGGGTTCGAGTGACAAGCAAGGACACACTACCATTCGTAGAGAATCGAAACACTTTTATTATTTTGTAAAGGGTGGAAGTGATGGAATGAGCACGGTTCGTCGTGAAACCATGTTCATTAACATTCTTGAAGGACTTCATCCACTTGAGGCAGAAATCCTTTGCCTTGTAAAGGATAAGAAACTTGGAGAAAAGTACAATATCACGAAGGAAGTTGTAGAAGAAGCCTATCCAGATATTAAGTGGGGGAATCGTTCCTGATGGGAAAAGGCATCAATATTATTCACACAAACTGCGATCCTTCTCTTGCCGATGATAGAAGTCTTCCACGAGATTCTTATCTAGTCACTTATGGTGATAATGATGAGCAGAAATGTGATATAGTTCAAGGACTTCGTTCTGATATCTTCGATCAGTATTGGGACAAGTATCGTGACGTAAGGGGAATGGAGTGGACTGAAGGTACAGTCAACCCTAAGATGTGGGGATACAACGCACCCGAAAGGAAAAAGCGAAAGTGATTTCCCATATCGTCGGAAAAAAATCCGGCAAAATTTTGAGTCTGTAGGGTTTTGTATCACATTTTACAAAACTCACTTGCTAAATAATCACATCAGGGGTATAATACCCTTACGTTCATCCTATGTTTCTACCTTTACTGCTGGCACTTGCCCAACCAGAACCAAAGATGCTTCTCACTTGTGAGCAGTTTGAGTGGTTATCTGAAAGGACAATGAAAACTGAATCTCTTTCCGTATGGAAGAAGATTGAGTTTATTGCCAGATACGCAGACGGGACTGATCCTGCCTGTTTCCCAGAGGTAAAAGAATAGGACGCAAGTAGGACGACGCGGAACGGATCGTTCATTCGCTATTCGCAAATAGCGAACGCAAACGCCGCCCGAAGGAACGGGATTTAACCGTCTCATTTCTTTGGAGTAAACCCATGTCTAAAGTCGTTTATCGTGGTCAATCTTACGACACTGTAGAGCGTCGTGAGCAAAGACAAGCACAACAGCAACCTCAACAGCACAACGAAGCCTATCGTGGCATTAAGTTTGTCAAGGAGGACAAGTGATGCAGAAACTCAATTTCCTTCAACTCATTAAAGAGCAGAAGCAAAAAGAAGAGAAGCGTCATAAAGCAGTTCTCTGCATGGCGGGTCACTGCCAGGTAGGTAAAAAGTGATTAGTTTAATCAGTGGAATCGTTTTAGGTTCGACTGCATTTATGCTTCTGATTTATGCCGAAGTTCTATTGCTGAGTAAGTAATGCAAAATTACACATATCATCATGATGATATGGATAAAGATAACAGACCACCTGCCTGTTATCAGTTAAAATACAGAGGTTGCAACTACTGGTCATGTTACCTAGTCCATCTGGACGAATGGTTTGATAAACTACTAAGATTCGAGGGGGATTGACACCCCCTCTTTTTTTGTGTAAAATGGTGGAAGAGAACCTTATCTTATGGACAAAGAAAAACTAAAACTCATCGTCCGTAATCTTGAACTGTTGGTTGATTCTCTCAAGGCAGAAGTGTATTCCGACACTCAAAGTTACCTCAATTATGAGGAGGTGAAAAAAGGATTACAATTGGATTACGATGAAATCTTTGATGACGATGATGGATACCCAGACTAATGGTTAGTAGAACTAAAAGGCTTGTAAAGTTGCTTGAGCGTCTAATCAAGCAGGATCATCTCTATACTGATGAAAAAATCATAGAGATGAAGGTGCAACTTCGTGAGTTGAAAGAGCAACTCGCAGAAATCGAAAAGAAAACATCGAAAGGATTTGGTAAATGAGCGTAAAACTGATTAGTGTAACACCTGATGCGGAACAGACAATGGCATATGTTGCCCGTGTCTCAAACCCCAACAATCAGGAAAACCCCAACTATGCCAAGTTGCTGGGTTATTGTATTAAGCACAATCACTGGTCCGTATTCGAACAGAGTTTCATGACTCTGGAGATTGAGACGACTCGTGGACTGGCGGCTCAAATTCTTCGGCACCGTTCTTTTACCTATCAAGAGTTTTCCCAACGCTATGCTGATTCTTCACTTCTGAGTGATTACATCCCTGTTCCAGAATTGCGGCGTCAAGACACCAAGAACCGTCAGAACTCGATTGATGACATTGGTGAATATGAGAAACTGCAACTGCAAGGTAAGATTCAAGAGCATTTTGCTGAGGGTATGCGCCTCTACAAGGAACTTCTGAAGCATGATGTGGCAAAAGAGTGTGCTCGCTTTGTATTGCCCTTGGCGACTCCCACACGCATCTATATGAGTGGTTCCTGCCGTAGTTGGATTCATTACATTCAACTTAGAGAAAAAAATGGAACTCAAAAAGAGCACATGGAAATCGCAGAAGAGTGTAAGAAAATCTTCTCAGAACAGTTCCCCACAGTGGCAGAAGCCCTGGAATGGATCTAAATATCATTACCCTGAATTTGTAACTATGGCAACATACCCAGTAAAACACAAAGAAACTGGTGAAATGAAAGACGTTGTAATGAGCGTTCATGACTGGGATCAGTGGAAAATCGATAATCCCGATTGGGAGAGATACTACACTCCAGAAAACGCACCAGGAGTTGGTGAAGTTGGTGAGTGGAAGGATAAACTTATCGCCCGCAATCCTGGTTGGAACGATGTATTGCACAAAGCTTCAAAAGCACCTGGTTCTAAAGTAAAGAAACTCTAATGGCAAGAAGAAAAAGAGCATCTGCAGAGCAACCTATTGGGGTTGGACTCACGACAAAGCAGATGAAAAGGAAAAAACCTTTAAATTCTGATTATTTGGTTGATATAGATCCACTTACCGACAATCAAAAGAAACTTTTTGATTCTTATAAAGAAGGAAAGCATCTAGTTGCCTATGGTTGTGCTGGTACTGGTAAAACATTTATCACACTCTACAATGCTCTTCAGGATGTATTAGACGAGAGAACACCTTATGAAAGAATCTATCTTGTTCGTTCTCTTGTAGCAACTCGTGAGATTGGTTTTCTTCCTGGTTCTCATGAAGACAAGGCAGACATCTACCAGATTCCTTATAAGAATATGGTAAAGTATATGTTCCAGATGCCTTCTGATGCAGACTTTGAGATGCTCTATGGTAATCTGAAGTCACAAGAAACGATTAAGTTTTGGAGTACTTCATTCCTTCGTGGAACAACTCTCGATAATGCTATCGTCATTGTTGACGAGTTCCAGAACCTCAACTTCCACGAACTAGATTCTATTATTACTCGTGTTGGTGAGAACACTAGGATTTGTTTCTGTGGTGATGCGGTTCAGTCAGACTTGCAGAAGTCAAATGAACGTAATGGTATTCATGACTTTATGAGTGTCTTGCGTAAAATGCCATCTTTTGATATGATTGAGTTTGGAGTAGATGATATTGTCCGTTCTGGACTTGTTAAAGAATACATTATTGCTAAAATGGAAGCAGGTTTTTAATGTTTAATCATGTTGATATTAGTCTCCCTCAACTTGAGAGGGAGACGATTGATGGAGTTCGTTATTACAAAGTTCCTACGGACGAAGAACTTCTTCGACTGGTTTCCATCACGTCGGTAACCAGTCATTTCAATAAGGAAATCTTCGTCAACTGGAGAAAGAAAGTTGGCAATGAAGAAGCAGATCGTATCACCAAAGCTGCAACGAGTCGTGGTACGGATATGCACACACTGGTAGAGTATCACCTTAAAAACGAGGATCTACCAAAAGTTCAACCTATCTCTGATTTTCTGTTCAAGATTGCAAAAACCGACTTAAATCGTATAAATAATATTTACGCCTTAGAAGGTTCCCTATATAGTAAGCAACTGGGCATTGCTGGCACGGTTGACTGTATCGCTGAATATGACGGCGAGTTAGCAATAATCGACTTTAAGACTTCTAAAAAACCAAAACCACGTGAGTGGATCGAACACTATTTTGTACAGTGCATGGCATATGGTTGTATGCTGTACGAACTGACTGGAATCTCAGTCAAAAAACTTGTAATCATCATGGCTTGTGAAAATGGAGAATGCGTCGTCTATGAAGAACGAGACAAATCAAAGTACATCAAACTTCTCACCCAATACATTAGAAAGTTTGTTAGAGATAAACTGGAACTCTATGGAACAGAATAAAGAACTAGAACAGGCAATAGAAAACAAATTTTTGACACCTTCTAGGTTTGCCCTAGAGATTGAGAAAATTGTTGCGGAAGAAAACATCAATTATATTGATGCCATTTGTCATTATTGCGAAATCAATAGTCTTGAGGTAGAATCAGTAGTGAAACTGATTTCTAAGCCCCTGAAGGAACGACTAAAGTGGGATGCAACTCGTCTCAACTTTATGAAGCGTACTTCTAGGGCAAAACTACCACTATGATTTCCCGTGATGAATTAATGCACCATCGCCTACAAGCATGGTTGCGTGAGAATAAATGTGATGACTTGGAGTATCTTGGCGAATATGAAGATACTCTAGGAATTATGAAACATTGGTATCGCATTGCCGATCATGAAGTCACAGTTGATTGTATTGAAGATCTTGAGTTAGTCGATGCTGAAAGTGACCCCGTTTGAGACCTATCAACATTATTTGTCGTTAAAGAACCATTTTACAAACCCAAAATACGATTTCTTTAAGTATGGTGCGAAGACCCGTGCCAGTGTAACTTCTTTCAACAAGAGAAAGGATAAGTATTGGTTTGAAAAAACTTCGCGTAAATATAATGATAAGGAAGTCGTAGATTTTCTTGTATCCAATTTCACCGCCACCGATAACCCACAAAACCTATGGATTGGAGAAATTATCAATTCTGGCGAAAGAAACTACGCCGAGTGGATGAAACGACAGCAGAGTTTGACCTACTTGTTCAAAGAGCAAAGCAACG